CACGTACTGGACGTGTACAATCTTGGCTCGACAACCCTGAGTCAAGGCTTCCAGTTAGCTGCACAGTATTTGTAGTACAAGACTCAATGGAGGGTCCTGATGGAATCGAAGCAAGCTGGAGATTTGCTTCTTATGCTTTACGAAATGGAGCAGGCTGCGCGATCCACTTGTCGGAGCTGCGACCCAAAGGAACGGAATCAACAAAAGGAAATGACAAGCTCGTTGCAAGCGGACCAGTATCATTCGCCAAAATCTACAGCACCTTAAATGAGATCTTGAGGAGGGGGGGCACCTACCGTAATGGCGCGATAGTGTGCCACCTCGATCTCCGGCACAGTGATGCTCTTGAGTTCATTACTACACCACGCTCAGCACTGCCATGGGTCAAACGATGCATCAACATCACAGATGAATGGTGGCAGGATTGTACGTTCAAGGAACAAGTCCTACATGGCATCAAATCAGGTGACATCTGGCTAAACAAAGTTAAGTATGACACAAATGGAGAACGAATCAGAGGGAATGTATGTCTTGAGGTGTACTTGCCAAGCCGAGGAACCTGTCTCTTGCAGCATGTCAATTTCGGTGCCTGTGAATTTGACGACATTCCAAAAGCTTTCACTGAAGGGATGTCAGAACTGTGCCAACTCCATGGTCGAACTGGCGTTAGCGATTCAGGAGAATATTTGCCAAGCGAAACAGATCGACAGGTCGGACTGGGAATGCTTGGACTCGCAAATCTCCTACGGCGGTACGGCGTAACATACGAACAGTTTGGTGAAGCACTTCGGTGCCTTAACACTGGAGTGGTAGTGCGTACACCGGCTTATGAACTAGCAGTACAACTGAAGTTGGGCATTAACCTTGCAGCACGTGTTGCTAGGTCACACAAGATGGATAGGGCCTTTGCAATTGCCCCTACTGCATCGTGTAGCTACAGGTCAAAAGATCTCGATGGCTTCACATCTACTCCTGAAATTGCACCACCTATCAGCCGTACGGTTGACCGTGATAGCGGTACGTTCGGTGTACAAACATACAATTATGGTGATGTTGAGATTGCATCAGAAGTCGGATGGGATGCCTATAAGGCAGTCGCTGACGGAATGATGATACTGCTTAACAACACAGGGCTTCTTCATGGATATAGCTTTAACTCTTGGAGTGACGTTGTAACCTACGACAATGAATTCGTGGAAGAGTGGCTACGGTCCCCGCAAACTAGCCTCTATTACAGTTTACAGGTAATGCCTGACACTCAAGACAAGTCTGATGCTTATGCAGCATTAGCTGACAGTGATATCGAACAGTATTTAGGAGGCATTTTAAATGAAGAACCTCAATGTGATTGTCAAGAATGAATCCTTATCAAAAACTACTAGACAGAAAACGCAAATGGACACCAGTACAGACAACTGCTGGTACATGCAAGGAAGGTGCACACGAGACTCTGCTCCGTGCCCTTGCCTTGCGACACATGGAACTACCTGTGGGAGATTTTATTCGTAATGGACTGGCGACCGACGTACCAAAGTTATCACGAGAGCTATTGGAATCCAATGTCAAAGACGAAGAAAACCATGATCTCGCACTTGGTTACATTGCCAATGCTTACGGCGTTGATCAAAAGGCTGAGGCTGAAGCGTTACGGTTACGTGATGCTTGGACAGCGCATCCGGATCATACAATCCTCAAAGCGATGGTTGCCGAGCGTGCAGTGTTCTTCGTTCTTTTACCATTGCTCCGCGCTAATGGTGACCCTGGAATGCGTACCGTAAGTGCGGACATAAGTAGAGATGAACAAATTCACGTTGCTGCCAATAGTCTTGTTTGTCGGGAGCTGGGGCTTAGTATCAGTCCTTCTCTTGATAAACTCCGTAAGGCAACTATCAATTGGGTGATGCAACCATTAGGTAGTAACACCGACAAGCATTTAGACAAACAATTCTGGCTTGACTCCAGCGATAATTTGATGTATCAAGGTAAAGCACCAGAACTTTCGTTTACTAAATCTGCTCGTATGCCCGCCTTCTTTGAACATAGTAATGTCAACCTCCCCCAATATGCTTGAAGTCCTTGGGATGAATTCTCAAGGATTAATACACGCATTAGAAGAAGCCTTCCCACCCACTAACCCTACACCTGATGATGCAATGCAAAAAATTATGTACCGATCTGGTCAACGTAGTGTCGTTGAGTGGGTCATTAAATATATGGAGGATAACTAATGGAACAGCAGCATAGAGATTTACGGTACCCAACCGTAAACTTTCACCGGTCGATGTTCTTATACGACCAGCCTACTGGTAGTGCATCCAGAAGAAACTTAGATTATAATTTTAGGGCTGTGCGTTATGGTGAATTAGAACGTGCTCTTGATGCCAAACAACTTATTGCAGGATCAGCTGGATCATCAGCACCTGCAGGTTATTATAGTGCAGGTGATTACACGCAACAAAGAGGTAGGGGGAGTAGCAGCTACACCCTTTTTAAACCAATTCCAACTCCTAAAACTGAAACTAAAATTGAATACCAAACTGATCCTGCACAAGCACAGCAGATCTCAGACTTGCAAAAACAACTGAAGATTTTGCAAGACGTTCCTAAGTACGAGCCTGTTGACTTCTCATCAGAAAGACAAGAATACGAAAACCGTATATCTGGTTTAAATGATAGAATTGGTGGTATACAAGCTGGGTTTCAATCACAACTTGCAGACACTACAGCAAAAATGTCTGCTGAACGTGTTGCTGCAGAGCAACGTTTAGGCTTATCGTTCAAAAGCCAACTGCAAACCAGTCAAGCTGAAGCTGCACAAAGGCAGCAACAAATGTCGGATCAATATAGAAGTAGTTTACAAGCATCACAGACACGACCAGAAGTAGAAGGCATTCGTTTTGCTACACGTGGTCCTGCCTCACAGCCTAGAATGAAAGGTATATCTGGAACTTTTGGCCGCAAAGGTGGCCGTCTAATGAAAATTTCTGCACTTAATGTTTAATGTCAGCACGTACACGATATGATTATTTAGCCAGCGATCGTTCCCAGTTCTTAGAAGAAGCACGTCAAGCATCAGAGCTGACTCTTCCATACTTAATTCGCGGTCATGAAGAATATACCGTAGGCATGAAACAGCTAAAGACACCATTTCAAAGCGTAGGCGCTAAGGGTTGTGTGACGTTAGCATCTAAGTTGATGCTAGCTCTGCTTCCTGTGCAGACCTCGTTTTTTAAGCTACAACTTGACGAAAGTCAGTTAGGTCAAGATTTCGGACCACAAATTAAATCCGAACTTGATTTGTCTTTTGCAAAGATTGAGCGTATCATTCTTGAATCTATTGCCGCATCTGATGACCGTGTAGCTGTGCACCAAGCACTGCTGCATCTTGTTGTCAGTGGCAACGCTCTTGTCTACATGAGTAAGTATGGACTGAAGGTCTACCCTTTGAACCGCTACGTTGTGGATCGGGATGGCAACGGTCAAGTGGTTGAAATAATCACAAAAGAACGTATCTCTAAACGTATTTTAAAAGATCAACTACCACCTGATTTCTTTATTGACACAAAGAGTGTTAGTGAAGAAGGACAATTTGATGACGACACTGATGTATACACACATGTAAAGCGTGACAACAACCGCTTCATGTGGCATCAAGAAGTCGGTGACAAAATTATTAAAGGATCACAAGGCAAGTCTCCTATCGAAACGACCCCTTGGATCCCACTTAGATTTAACACTGTCGATGGTGAAAGCTACGGACGTGGACGGGTCGGTCAATTCATTGGTGATCTAAAGTCACTCGAAGGACTGTCTCAGGCACTCGTAGAAGGCTCTGCAGCAGCCGCAAAGGTTGTGTTTACTGTAAGCCCCTCATCCACTACAAAGCCAAGCACTCTAGCCGCTGCAGGCAACGGTGCAATCATTCAGGGTCGTCCTGATGATGTCGGTGTTGTGCAGGTTGGTAAAACTGCCGACTTCCGTACAGCATTTGAGATGACACAAATCCTTGAACGCCGCTTGAGTGAAGCATTTCTGATTATGAACGTCAGGCAAAGCGAACGCACAACTGCAGAAGAGGTGCGGATGACACAGATGGAACTAGAGCAACAGCTTGGTGGTTTGTTTAGCTTGCTAACTGTTGACTTCCTTGTTCCGTACCTGAACCGCAAACTCAGCGAAGCACAACGTAAGGGTGAAATACCACGGATCCCTAAGAACATTGTCAAACCTACAATCGTTGCAGGTGTCAATGCACTAGGCCGTGGTCAAGATCGTGAAAGTCTTGGATCTTTCTTGACAACTCTTGCTGGTACAATCGGACCTGAGTCTATCGCACAGTTCATCAACACTGACGAAGTTATCAAACGTCTGGCTGCTGCACAAGGTATTGATGTTCTTAACCTTGTACGTTCTATGGAAGAAGTACAACAGGAACAGCAAACTGCAATGCAACAACAAATGCAGCTTGAACAACAGAAGCTTGAAGTTGATGCAATGAAAACACCAATGATGGATCCATCTAAGAATCCTGAAATGGCTGAACAACAACAAACCTCCACCCAATAACAATGGCAGAAGTAATGTCTATGATCCCGGACGAAAACGCTCCGGGTGAACTGAATGCAGACGAACAAGATTCGTTGCAAGTCGGTGAACAAATGCAGGAAGACCAGGAGCAAATGCTCGCTGGTAAATACAAGAACGCACAAGAACTTGAATCTGCATACCTTGAACTGCAAAAGAAACTAGGCTCTGATGAAGAACCTGATGGTGAAGCTGAGGAGTCAGAAGAATCTGAAGAGTCTGAAGAAGTTGACAGTGACCTATTCGACAGGTTGTGGGAAGGTGAACTGAACAATGAATTTAGCGATGAGTTGTTAGATGAACTGTCTTCTGCTAATCCTTCTGATCTAGCACAGATGCATCTAGACTACCGTCGTCAGATTGAAGAAAACCAACCAATGCAAATGACCGAAGAGTCTGTTGCTGACCTTAAAGGTACTGTTGGTGGTGATGAAAGTTATACAGAACTTCTTGGTTGGGCAAAGGATAACTTTTCCGAGCAAGAGATCAGTATGTATGACAGCATCATGGACAGCGGTAACGCTGAAGCTGCCTTCTTTGCCATTCAAGCACTTGCCCTTCGGTACCAAGACTCGGTAGGTACTGAAGGTGAGTTAATACAGGGCAAAGCTGCTTCTGATTCGACTCAAGGTTTCCGCAGTCAAGCCGAACTTGTGCAGGCTATGAACGATCCTCGTTACGAGCGTGACACTGCATACAGGAATGACGTTATGCGTAAGCTTGAATTTTCCGATATTGATTTTTAACAATGCCTTACGGACCTGGAACATACGGCTCCAAAGTTGGACGCCCTGCTAAAAAAAATGAAAAAGAAAAAGCTGTCCCGTGGTCAACGTATGATCGCAGGACAAGCTGGTGATAAGCTAAAGATTGAATCTGCAGACTTTGCAAAGCTTCGTCGTCGTAAAGGTATGGCCTAATGGCACACAAAGGTAAAGGTTCTTGCGGAGGCAAGAAAAGTGGCAAAGGCTACAAAAAGTAGTACCCGCTCAGTCAGTCTTAAGATCGGTACACACAAATCACGGTCTGGGGGCTTGACTGCTGCCGGTCGTCGTAAATACAATCGAGCTACAGGGTCTAACCTAAAGGCACCTCAGCCTGGTGGTGGCCCTCGCAAGCGGTCCTTCTGCGCCCGCATGTCTGGTAACAAAGGACCAATGAAAGATAGTAAGGGTCGTCCTACACGGAAGGCTCTTGCATTACGCAAATGGAAATGCTGATGAAAAAACACAAGGTTGACCAAAAAGCCTTTGGTAGTAACTTCGTTTCACAGTCCTTTGACATTGGCCCCGGCCACCAAGGTGCAAAAAAGAAACAAAAGATCTACAACAAAGGTAAAAGCACAGACAACCCTAACGAGAAAGATACATTTCTCAAGCGGACTGGTCCACAACTACCTCTTGCTAAAAAGAAATCTAAAAAAACCTATGGCTAAACCTGGATTATACGCTAACATCCACGCAAAACGTAAGCGTATCGCTGCTGGTAGTGGCGAGAAGATGCGTAAGGCTGGGGCAAAAGGTGCACCAACTGCAGCAAACTTCAGGCGTTCTGCCAAGACTGCAAAAAAGAAGTAGACTTCAGCCGTACGTTCATCCTTCGGGACGCAGGCATCTTACTCATGGAACGGGGAGTAAGGTTTTTGGAGTCTATTATGTCTGAAATCGAACTGCGCCAACGTGTACGCGAACAGCAAGCCGAACAAAAAAAAATTGTCTTGAGGTATCGCGGCGTTGCCTATATTGTTAAGCGTAATGTCGCATCAAAGTGACAAACTGAAAGCCTCTATCACCAGGCTCACGCCTGAAACGGAGGCTAAAAAACTGAATAAAAAAAAAGAGGTACAGGATAAACCTGACCCCTCTGCTCTCTCGAATTAATACTATTTGGACTTTCCACAATTGTAAAACCCGAGGGGACGGTTTTTGGAGTGGGTGACCGGAAAGCATCCACGCCTACTTTTTATTATGCAAAACTATGGATAAAAAAAAGAAAGCCAGTAAAGACTACCATAACAAAATGACACAAAAACTTGCAGGAATTCTTGCTGGTTTTTCTAGCGGTTATGGTGTCAACAAAAGTAATACTGGTATGATGCGAGATGTAAAAAACATCGAGCGTTATAAATAGTATACAGCTTGGGAGGCACCTCAAAGTCGGACCTCCCTTGCATTGGCTTTTGGCCCGTACGCGGATACCCATTAGCCGTCTAGACGGTGGGATAGACCACAAAAAATTTTCTCAAAGCTTTGGGAGTTGGTTAATACTATTTACTCCTTACAATGGCACATCAAAGTTCTACACTGACCACGAGTCTATCTCGTCCTGGTCAGTCTAACTCTGCGGGAGATGCCCGCGCTCTCTACTTGAAACTGTTTAGTGGAGAAATGTTCAAAGGCTTCCAGTACAATGCTATCGCTCGTGACTTGATCATGAAGCGTACTCTGAAGAACGGCAAGTCTCTTCAGTTTATCTATACTGGTCGCACCACGGCTGAGTACCATACCCCCGGAAACGCAATCCTCGGTAACTCCGACGGTGCACCTCCGGTGGCTGAGAAGACCATCACAGTTGATGATCTGCTCATCTCCAGTGCATTCTTATATGACCTGGATGAGACTCTGGCCCACTACGATCTGCGTTCTGAAATTTCACGCAAGATCGGTTATGCACTTGCACAAAAGTATGATCGTCTGATCTTCCGCGCTATCACTCGTGGTGCACGTGCTGCTTCCCCTATCACTAAGTCTAACTTCGTTGAGCCGGGTGGCACCCAAATCCGTGTTGGCGCTACTGCCAATGCATCTGATGCTTATAACGCACAGAACTTGACAACCGCTTTCTTCGACGCTGCTGCAGCTCTCGATGAGAAAGGTGTCAGCCAAGAAGGTCGTGTAGGTATTCTGAACCCACGTCAATACTATGCACTGATTCAGGAAGTTGGCAACAACGGACTGATCAACCGTGACGAGCAAGGCGATGGCCTGCAGTCCGGTCAGGGCATTGTGGAGATTGCTGGTATCAAGATCTACAAGTCCATGAACATTCCGTTCTTCAGCCAGTATGGCACCAAGTACGGAACTGGTTCTGCTACTAACCCTGGCACCACTTCCCCCGGCAACACTGGCTCCTTTGTCAGCGAAGCTGTGGAAGATGCTGCTGCTGATGTCACTGGCATCAACAACGAGTACGGTGAAGAAACCGAATTCGCAAACTCCTGTGGTTTGGTCTTCCAGCGCGAAGCTGCTGGTTGTGTCGAAGCCATTGGTCCCCAGGTGCAAGTCACCTCGGGTGACGTTTCCGTGGTCTACCAAGGTGACGTGATCCTAGGTCGTCTCGCCATGGGTGCAGACTACCTGAACCCTGCCTGTGCAGTGGAACTGTTTGCTGGCACCGCTACCAAGCCTGCCGCATTCTAATTTATCAACCTATAGGGATCCTTCGGGGTCCCTTTTTTTTATTTATATGGCTTTTCCTACCACTAACTCGCAGCAAGAACTTCCCGCTGTGAATCAAATTCTGCAGTCATGTGGTCAAGCGCCTGTGACTACCCTAGATCAAACCAACCCGGACGTTGCGATTGCCTATCAGACTTTGCTAGAAGTCTCTCGGGAAGTACAGGCTGAGGGATGGACATTCAACAAAGAAAACCATTACAAGATGGCTAGGAACACGGACAATGAAATCCTGATTCCTAATAACATCTTACAGATCGACGCCACAAACAATGCAGAAAACGTTGAGCTAGATGTGATTCGTCGTAACGGAAAACTTTACGACAAAGCTCATCACAAGTTTACTTTTGACAACGACATTGAAGTGGACATCGTGTGGTTATTTGATTGGGTTGACTTACCAAAGCCAATTGCTGACTTTATTACTGCACGTGCTGCTACTACCACGTCGTCCAGGATTGTAGGCGACAACAATCTTTATCAAATCTTGCAACAGAAAGAAGCATTTACCAGGGCTATGGCTATGGAGTATGAATGCAATCAAGGTGATTATACATTCTTTGGTCACGCTGGAAACACAAATCAGTACATCAGTTATCAACCTTACAAAGCCCTCATTAGATAAATGCCTGCAGTTACTCAACGGATTGGAAGCTACCTTGGTGGTGTTTCCCAACAATCAGACAACAAAAAACTTCCAGGTCAAGTCCGTGAGTGCTACAACGGCTTTCCTGATGCTACCTATGGTTTAACGAAGAGACCTGGCTTTGAACATATTGTCAATCTAGGTACAGGTTCTACTTACGATGATGGTAAGTGGTTTTACATTAGACGTGACGATGCTGAAGAGTACATTGGTGTTATCAAAGGTACTGACATTGACATCTGGAATGCAGTATCTGGTGTTGCAGCAACTGTCTCTTTTACAGATGGTACTGGTTATCTGAGTGGTACAAAGGATGACTACAAGATCATCACTATCCAAGACACCAGTATCATTGTTAATGGTAGTAAGACTGTAGCTGCTGACACAGCCGTCACAGATTCTAACTATAACTCTGATAGGTCAGCTTCTATTGTTCTTAAAACTGTTGTAGCTAGTGAGACATACACTGTAGATATTACAATTGGTGGTTCTAAACAAACTGCCACGTTTACAACATCCTCTTCATCTTCTGCAGATAACATTCTTGATGACCTCAAGGCTGACATTGAAGCCATGACTGGTTCGCACGCAAACATCACAGTAACAAAACTTGCTAACGAACTGGAGCTACAACACACTGCAGACATGGATGTTCATGCAGAAGGTGGTATAGACAACCTTGCTTTGGTTGCACTTAAAGAGGTTGCAGTAAGTATATCTGATTTACCTGTACAGTCACGGCACGGTCGTCTGTTCCAAATCAAACTAACTGCAGGTAACGACTCTGACTTTTGGGTCAAGTTTGTTGCTAACGATGGTACGAGTGGTGAAGGTTTTTACGAAGAGACTATTGACCCTACAGTTTCTGTGGGTCTTGACAACTCAACAATGCCGCACGAACTTGTCAACACTGCTCTAAACACGTTCATTTTCAGGCAGATTGACTATACTGATAGGTTAGTTGGGGACCTGACAACAAACTCAAACCCTAGTTTTGTTGGCAGCAAGATTGCTAGTGCATTCTTTAATAATAACCGCCTTGGATTCATAAGTGATGATAATGTAATTCTTAGTAGATCCGGTGATTTCTATAACTTTTTCTTTTCTACCGCACAGACTATCGTTGACAGCGACCCTGTAGATATTAGCTGTTCCTCTGTCAGACCTACTTCCCTACACTCCGTTCTGCCTACTGCACAGGGTGTTGTGCTGTTCTCTGAAAATCAGCAGTTCATTATGTTCTCTGATACCGGTGTGCTTACACCATCATTGACGACGATTCGTACGTTGTCTAATTATCAGATGGACAAGAACATAGAACCTGTAGAGGTCGGTACAAACATTTGTTTTGTCAGTAAGACTCCTGGTTATTCTAGGGTCTTTAGTATGGTAACGAGGGGTCAACAAGAAAACCCCCAGGTGCTAGACATCTCACGTGTTGTAAAAGAATGGATCAGTCCTGACATTGACTCCATGATTGCTAGTCCACAGAACTCTATGATTGCTGCTAGCGGTCAGAGTCTCAACGAAGTATTTATCTATCGTTACTACAACGATGGTGAAAAGAATTTGATGGAAGCATGGGTCAGTTGGTTGATGCCTGGTAACGTACAGTTCCTGGCTACTAACTCTGACGAAATGTATGCTGTCACAAAGCAGGCTAGTCAGATTACCCTAGTTAAAGCAGCCCTTAGTCAAAGCCCTGAGCAGGCAATCATTGTCAACAACAAAGGTGAGAAGGTTAATCCTTGTGTTGACCTTTACAAAAACATTGCGTCTAGTGCTGTTGTCTTTGACGCTACGAACAGGCGAACTAAGTGCTACATTCCGTACAACGATGTATCTGGTCTGACACCTATCATTGTTATTAAAGGTAATACTAGTACAGGAGACTTTGTTGAATCTGGTTTTACCATTACACCTGAACGTGGGTCTGATACTAATGGTCCTAATTCTCCTGCTACAGAAAGCTTCTTTATAATCCCCAGCAAAAATTTGACAGCATCTGGTGAAGGTGCATTGAACGTTGCTGGTGATGTCATTGTTGGTTATAAATATAACTTCGATGTAGAGCTACCACGTACATACTTCCGTCCTGAAGCTAACCAAACTGACTTTACGGCTAACCTGACTATCTCTCGTATGAAATTTGCTGTAGGCTTGTCAGGTAACATGAGCTTTAAAGTAAAGCAAGTTGGACGTTTACCGTACAGCAGGACCTTTACAGGTGACGGTAGCACTACAACCTTTACCTTTAGCGAGCATGACCTTGAGTTTGAGAATAGATCTGATGTTAAGGTGACTGTCAACGGTGCACCTGAGACTGGATTTAGCTTTACAAACGACACTACAATTGTCTTTACAACTGCTCCAGCAAACAATGCAGAAATTATATTCTTCGTTGAAGAGTGGTTTGATGTTCAACCTGTGATCGAAGCAAATACATACCTTGCTAATGACGTGCCTTTAGATAATGATACCGTATTTACCTTACCTATCCACCAGCGTACTGAAAACTTTAGCCTTAAATTGTTCAACAACTCACCATTTCCTATTGCCGTTAACTCGATGATGTGGGAAGGTAACTATACTCCACGTTATTACAAGAGGATTTCATGAATAACCCGTATGAATTTAATCCTAAAGGTAGTTTACTCGACGATCAGTTAGCTGTATCTGGTGTCGAAAATGATATCTTTGGTTTTATTGCTGATGTGTTTACTGGCGGTGCCTACACCCGTAACAAACAAAATCAAAAGATTGCGGCCGAAAACAACCGTGCACAAGCTGAAGCGTATCAGTTTGAAGGAAAAGAACTGCAGAGGGCCTACGAATTTGAAAAAGAAGGTCTTAAGATTGCTACAAAAAATAATGAAAATAATCTTTCGTTTCAAGAAAACGAACGTAAGCAGTCTTGGAATTACGGAATGGCAATCCGTGATTACGAACACAGCCGAGAACTTCTAGAGTACGATCAAAGTAAAGCACAGTTTACACAGCAGACAGGGTTTAATGAAGTTGCAGAAGGTTTTGCCACCTTACAACAAGATCGTTATTTAATGGAGCAACAGATTGAACTTGCTCTAGATAAAAAAGAAAACTATCTTGACTATGTAGCAAGTGTACATGG